GAATTGCCTTGAATCTCGAGCCCTTGAACCGCGGCCAGGCCAGACGCGAACAGGGGCGACAAGCCAATCAGGGGATGAAAGAGGCACCACATGCGATCGTGCATAATTTCCGCGGCCGGCACGATGACTTCGCCATCAGGAACGCCGGCCAGGTCGTCGGCGTTCAGTTCATAGAACACGCTGCCGTCAGGCGCCACCAGCGGCTTCACGAGGCATGGGTCGAGCACGAAAAGGTCGGTGACGACGTTGCGCTGGTCGCGTTGCTTCAACACGTAGGTGTTGCCGGTCGAAAGCTTGGACAGCATCCACTGTTCGACGAACTTCTGCCAGGTCTGGAAGCCGTTCGGCTTCGACAACACCGGGCTGAAGGCCGGGCTTTCGACGGTGACATAGACGCCGGTCGCTTCGTCTTCCTGCTTCAGTTCGACATCAAGCTTGCCGATGTCGCCAGCGATTAGCGTCTGGCAGGCGAACACTGTCCAGTTGCGCTGCACCCGGTGTTCATTTACATGGTGGTCCTGTTGAAACGCGCCCGGCGGCCGGTCCATGATGGTGAACCAGCCGCGGCCTTCGTCTGAAGGCGTGGTCAAACCTTCGACGCGCTTCTGGCGCGAGATTTCGAACCCGAGAACGCGCACGCTTTACGCGTCCTGGTCCGGTTTCGTCGCGACCATGTCGCGACGCTGATATGTGCTCTTGCGAATCTTCGGCTTTTCGCCTGGCGTGTCGCTGGCGTTCGGATAACGCGCAAGCCGCAGCGCGACCAGAACGCGCCCCACCGGCGCCGACACTTCGCGCCGGTCGCCCACTTTGACGCGCGCGCCGTAAGGGCTCGCCTTCGTCGCAATAACCGTTGTGCGTTTCATGCGATTCCTGAAAAAAGGAAAAACCCCGAAGCGGGGGGAGAATCCCGCTTCGGGGGTGCCGCCACTGTCACAAGCCTGGGAGGAGGTCAGGCCGACAGTTCGGAACCGTAGTCGGCGCCGCTGACATACGCGACCGCCGAAGTCCGGCGTTTTTGGAAGTTGATTCGACGCACCACCTTGATGGCGGTCGATTCTTCCTGAAACATCGACGTGAACGCTTGCGACGCTGCGGTCGGCGTGTCCGTTTCGCCGGTCGGCGCAGTGCTCTGTTCGATCATCGCGTCGCGAGACACCGAAATGCTGATGCCGGAATCGCCGATCTTCCAGATTTCGCGCGGGTTCAGCATGATGACGTCGCCTGAAGGCACGTTATCGCCCACGACCACCGGGTAGCCCATGAACGTTCCGCCGTTCACCGTGATGCCAGGGAACTCCGGCTGACCCAGTGCATTGCGCATCAGGCCCAGCGCCGAAGCCAGCGTCGGAGTGGTGACGATGTAAAGATTGCGCACGTTCTTTGCCGTGATGAACGTGGCAACCAGCGCTTTCAAGTCGGTCATAATTGACTGCGCGTCGCCACCGTTCGAAGGAATGGCAGAAAGCCCGTTCAGGATTCCGGCCGGCGAAACGCCTGCCGACGCGGCGGTCGCAGAAAGGAACGTGGTATCGACGCGTTGCGTGGATGCTTCCTTCAGCGCGTCACCGACCAGACCTTCGGCCGCTGGCGACGAATCGGCCAGCAGTTCGTTCGACACGACCGCCAGCGCCGCCACCTTCAACGGCGTCAGGTTCGTGCTCGAAAAGTCTCCGGTTGTCGCCGGAATCGCTTTCGACTCTCCGACCCAGTAACCGGTCGCGGCGCCGTCCTGACCCTTTACCGGCACATTCGCCGGAATCTCACGAAGCGGCAGCTTGTCGAACACCGTTTCCGAATATAGGAAGTTGATGAAGTCCCCGGTGTAGCGCGTGTCGGCCTGCACCAGTTCATGGCCCCATTCGCCGGAACCCGTACCGCCGCCGGGCACTTCATTCGCCTTCATAATCGCGACCAGCGTCGGGTTCGTCTTGCCCCAGCGCGCTTCGGCGATTTGCGAAGGCCGCAGATAGTTGCCTTGATTCTGCGAAACCAGCGCCAGCGCTTTGGCGATGACCTGGCGAACGTAGTTCTGGCCCTTGAACTTTTCTTCCTGGTCGGCGCCCTTGCGGAAGACATATCCGCCAGCGCTGCGGCGACCGCCTTCGGTTTCGCTGACCGGCTTGGCGCGGTGCGACATTTCGACTTGTCCGCGCAACACGCGCAGATCATCGTCGATTTCGTCGATGTCATCGGCCAGGGTCTTCAATTCGTCTTTTTCGTCGGTCGTGAACTTGCGCTGTTCCGTTTCCTTCAGTTCGCCGAGTTCCTTCAACCGAGCGGCCTTCTGTGTGCGCAGTTCTTCACGCTCTGCGATTTTTTCTTGAAGCGTCTTCATGGTGTTCCTTTCGTTTGGGGGTTTGGTGTTCGTGCTGATGTTTCCCCCGACGCGGGGAACGGTGACGGCTTTCTGCGCGCGGCCTGACGCGGCCAGCAGACGGTCGTCGATGCTCTTGATGGCGTGGATGCTGGCGTCTTGATTCGCGGCTATCGTCACCGCGGATAACTCGAGCCATTCCCACACCTTGAAGCGAACAGGCCCGAACGGGTCTTTCGCGTTGATCGGTTCATATTCAAGCGGGCGAAAGCCGATCGAAAGACCGCGCACAAGCTTGGCTTTCATCATCTGCCACGCCATCGTCAGCCGGTCTTTCAGCGCGCCTGGTTCTTCGATGTCTGCGACTTCGCCTTCGACGTCGATGCCGTTTCGGGTCGGCGTCGTTTTATCAATCCAGCCTACTGGGTCCATGCTGTCGTGCTGCCACAGAAACGACAACGGCAGAACGAACTTCGCGCCCAGCGGTTCGACGATGTCGCCCATGCGATCGGTCGACGGCGTCGTCGCCGTTCCCTTGAACCGTCGCTTGCCATTTACTGGTTCCGAAATCGACTTGATTTCGAAACAGCTACGGGCGCGCAGTAGTGTGGTCATTTCGATGTCCCAAAAAAACGCCGGCCCATTGAGCCGGCGCACCAGGAGATTCGGAAAGGGCTTCGCGAGTTATGCGAAGTGCATCGTGTATTCAGCCGCAGCGGTCGGGTTCAATGACATCAGCGTCACCGCGTCGAAGGTCGCCATAAGCGGGTCAATCTTCGCGCTTCCCGATACCTGTTTCGTGATCGTCAACGCATTGCCGACCGCAACGGTTCGCGCATTGCCCACGGTCCAGTTCATCAGTCGACTGCCCTGGTGAACCATTTCGCCGCCGGCCAGCTTGCGTTCGATGCTCTTAATCGCGCCGTTCAACTTCCATCCCTGCGACACCGCAATGATGTGTTCCAGCGTGAAGTCGCGGCCCGGCGCCGTCAGTTCATCGACCACGTCGGCAATACCAGCGGCGTCGACTCCTATCGCGTGCTTTTCCGGAAGCAGTTGCAGGTCGCGAGCTCGGCAAATCAGGTCCGCGACGTCGGTGACGTCCTGGCCCGGCTTCGCCACGATGGTCAGGTCGCCATCCTTCACGAAGTCTTCCAACACGCTCGCGATGTCTTTGCGCCGCTCGAGCACGATAGCGTGCGCCCATGCGTGCGCCCAGTGAAGCCACTTCCTGGTCACCTTGTCGCGACCGATCGCGCAAAGCCCCAGCAAGTCGTCGAGCCCGCCGCCGTCAATCCCGAAGACCATGACTTCGCTTCGTTCCAGAAGCGTTTCGAACGTTAGCCCGGCTTCGGCCGCCTGTTCCCAGAAGTCGGCACCCGCCCACCTATCCGAACGCAGCGAAAGCCCTATTTCGACATTCATGTGCTTCGCAAGAAAGCCGCGAAAAGCTTCGGCGCCAGCGTCGACCGCTTTCTTGCGTTCGTGCAGCAAATATTCTTCATCGACCGACGCGCCCAAGTTCGGGTTCGTCACATAGAAGTTCTTCGGGTCTTCATACGCCTTCGACTTCAGCATGTCGTCGGGGAACTCGTACAGCACCGGCAGGAACCGCTTGTCATCAATGCGCCCGTCGCGCACGCCGCGCGCATAGGCAAGCTTCTGCGCAAACACGCCCGCCGGCGGTTCGTTCGACTGCGTTGTCAGGTAGAGCACGAAGCCTTCAGGCCGCGACGCCAGCCCGCCGGTCGCTTCCAGCAGCAAGTCGGCCGCGCGCGGGTCTTTCCCGAAAAGCCAGAGTTCGTCGACCACCACAATGCTGGCCTTCTTGCCCGACACCGTTTCGGAAGCCGCAGCGACCACCTTCAGCGTCGCTTTGGTCGTCCGATGCGTGATGGTTCGAAGATGGTCCTGAACCTGCAGCAAGTCGGAAAGTTCTTCATCGTTGCGCACCATGTCGCGCGCCGGGTCGAACGAATTCTTTGCCACTTCTATGGTCGGCGCCAAAATCATCACTTCCGCCGACATGCGCCAGTTCCGCAGAAAGGCCGTCATGGCGATGCCCGCCGCGCCGGTCGATTTCATGTTCTTCTTCGAAATCAAAAGCAGATATTCGGTTATCAGCCGGCGCCCGCTTTCGGCATCGTAGGAACCGAAAATGGTTTCCACCAGCCGATCGAACCACGGTCGCACCACTTCACCGAACGTCGGGCTTCCAGGCGCGTCGACTACCTTCAGCGCGTGAAAGACATCCAGCCCGGCCTTCGCTTCAGCCGGAAACAGCGGCTTGAACGGTATGAGCGAACCGCCAGCCAGAATCCGCTTCCGCCAGTCCGGACACGCCGTCGACCAGGTCGGCGCCTTCGTCAATCTGGCCTTCGAATCCCTACCGGCACACCCTTGCGCTGCATCCGCAGAACTTCACCGCGTAGCGTCGGCATGAAACCGATCTGCGCCAGGGCAACGGCCAGAGCGTTGACCACGACCGAGAACGGCGCGCGCTTCCGCTTCTTCATCGCTTCACCACCGCAAGCCGCGGCGGCATCGACGGCGCGAACCGGCCGCCTTCACTGACCTTGTCCGCAGCTTCCTGCCGCTGCTGCTTCTTGCCCACATCACCCTTCGGCTTCGAACCAGGCGTGCGCGTGTATTGCGCCAACGTTTGCGCCGCTCGCATTCGCATCGCGTCGGGCTTCTTCACATCCTTCACGACAGCGGCC